GGTAAATCTTCATGCTCGCTGTGATTTCTTCGCCCTCGAACGCTCGTTCGTATACCAAATTACCGCCTTGATACCCCCGTAAAACGAATTTCTGAGGATAACATCCACCGAATAGCAAGTCGATATGAGCAAAGGTATTTGTATTACCATCACTACCTCCCGCTACGAACGTGAGTTTTGGATTTGTTTGAAACAGTCCATTTGCGTCTGAAATCTGACTGGAAGCCCACCCTTTGGAACTTCCATCATCCGCAAAATTCGTATGACTTCCGTCCAATCTTATGTAATCTTGCGTAAACATCGTAGGTAGTATTTCTGTAGATTCCGTTAAAAATCCCGTGCTGGAAGCTTTCCATGCGTCTCCCGTGGTGGTTACAACGTGTTCCCATAAGTCCCTACGCAACATTCGGGGATTCCCATTCTCGTCTTGCGTCAATGCACAATGACTCGCATTCGCCGCCATCTGCAACGCTTGCTTGTGCGTAGTGGGTAGAATCGGGTGTTTCATCGGATAATTTTTCAAGGCAGAATCTAATGTGTAGTCCGTTATTTCTGCGTCCCTGAAAATATCTGCGACCACATCGTGCAATCTTCTATCTGTTGTCACTAGATCACAATCTGCGTATTCACTATCTAGTGTTCTGTAAATATCTGTAGCTTTCAATGTCAACGTATCATCTTGCAGTGACCAGTACGAACAATACAGACGTTCTGATTTAAACCATTCCGTTTCCTCAGCACTCGGTGTATCGTATCCATAATAAATATCAATCGGTTGCCCTGTCTCCAAGAAGTGAACCGCCGATTTGGGGTTATCAATGTTGAAATATCCACTCGTGTTGAAAATCTTTAATTGAAAATCCGTTTGCGGAACACTCTCTGTAATTGGCGAAGCATAGCTATCTAGCGTGGAATCAATGATATTTTCGTTCGTGTAAATCAATCCGTATCCAAATTTGACAGAACGAATACGAAGCCTTGTATCAGGTGTTCGCATCTCGTATACAACTAGTTTTAAGCGTGATAAATCAGTAAATACTTCTTCTGTATGCCAATCGCCCGTGTCATTCCCACGTATTTCAAGTGTTCCCTCGTTTGGTGTGATAACATCAAAGGAAACAGGATAGTTGCTTCCAAAATCAATGGATAGCCCCTTAATTCCGTCCGTTTTATCAAAGGTGAATAACACTGTGACTCCTGCATCATTCACCAATTTAGAGGAAATCAAGCCAGTATCATAGACAATGGAGTTGTAGGTGTCGGGCGGATTGTACATCGTACCGTCCACCCTGTAAAAATCACGTTCTAATGAACCGTAATCGTCATCCAATGTTCGTTCATCAAAGATTTTCTTTGGCTTCCACAAACTTCCGATTGCAGTTTCCATTTCGACCATCGCACTTTCTTGTACTTCTTGGTTTATCAATCCAAAAGTCACTCGCATATGTGCACGTTCACGCAAAGGAGATTTCATGCTGTCTTTATAAGCTTGCGATACTTGCTTCATTCGTCTGCCCCCGTATCAATTAAATTAAATGTGCAGTCCGTGAAATGCGTAGGCTTTCCGCTTCCATCCACTCGATGTGGTGTAGCTTTTCTATCGCTCGGGTACATTCGTATTGTCTTTTCTGCATTCGTTATAGGGTCTACGAAAGTGACATACACAAAATAGTTTGAAAGTAAAGAAAGCATTTTCGCCCACTCGTCCGAAGTAAGCCACGGCCATTCCAGCCCATCAATCTTGTATTTATCACGACCGACACGTTGTCCAACAATTTCTCCGTTGCTGTTCTGGTCTGTTTCCACGTTGGTTACAACCGTAACCGTAACCCCCCGAAGTGGGGATGGTAATTCAATTCCGTTAATTTTTAAAAAGCCCATATCTCCCACCTCTTTCTATGTCGTGAAGCTGTATCCGTTTGCTTTCTGTTGCGTAATCACTGCATCTAATACTGTTCTATTCCCCACCTGTACGATGGTTTTTTCTGCTTTGTTCGCTTGTTTCGCCGTATCCATTGCAATTTTATTTAATGTGCTTTCAATACATTCACTGTAAAATTTCGTCATTACATTGAGCATTTCTTCGTAGTCCGTACTGCCACCTTGTGCCTGATCCATTGTGTTTTGAGTATTAACTGCTACGCTTCGACTTGCTTCGCTTTGAATCCCGCCGAACATTGTTCCGATTTCTGCTGTGATTGCGTCCACATCCAGACTATTCACCGCTTCTTCGATTTGGCTTCGCATGTCATCCGTCGGCATATATCGCTCGAAACCTACACCGATACCCTCTGCCATGTATCGACCAACCTCGTCCCTCATACGTCTGGATGGGGATTTGATTCCTAGCCACCCTTTAACGGATGATACAGCGTCTTTTGCTGCTTGAACCGCTTGGGAAACAAGACTGGATGCTGCATTTTTGATACCGCTTGCGATTCCACTGATAATATTCTTTCCGACCGACACCCAATCTGTATTGAGGAAAGCGTTTTTAATATTCGGAATGATGTTCTTCATCGTGGTTACTGGATGAGAAATCAAGCTTTTGATTCCATTCACGAGTAAATTAATGAGTTTACTGCCCAAGCTCGTCATGCTCGAACCTAGCGACGATACGCCACTTACCAAGCTGTTCAAGAGGCTTTTCCCTAGATTTATCATGCTAGAGAGTGAAAACACATTCATAAACGCTTTGAAAATCTCACCAGCATTCGACAGAATCAATCCGCGATTATCCCATAGCCCTTTTACAAGTTTTACAATGAACTCTGCACCCACAAGAACTAGTTGAAACATGAACGAACGTATTGCATCGCAAAATTGGTTGATAATCCGTGGCGCTTCTTCGATTATGATAGGTAGGCTATTTACAATACCTTGCACCAAGCTTTTCAATACATTGATTCCAGCGTCCAGAATGGTAGGCAAATTCTTTACGATTGTGTCAGCTAATTTAGCAACCATCTGATAAGCTTGCGGAACTAGATCTGGAAGCTTGCTCGCAATTCCGTTGAGGAAATTCGCAACCAATTCCATTCCGCACTCTATCATTCCTGCTATGCCATCTTCTTCAAAAGCGGATGTCAAATCTGAAATCGCATTCGTTCCTAGTTCAACTAATCCACTAAGTGAATCGGAGAAAGAACTAAAAATCGCAATCCCTAACCCTTCGGCTGCCGAACCTAGAATCGTAAATTTACCGTTCAGATTCTCCAGCATCGTCTCTGCTTGCTCCGCTGCTGAACCGATTCCGTCCGATGCACTGGACAGACCATCTTTGAACTTATCTACCTGCTCCGTGCTGGATACAGTCATCTTGTTAAAAGCTTGCAAACCGTAGGAAGTAAAGATTGCATTTTTCGTTGCGTTCGCTTCTTCCTCAGACATTCCTTCCATTGCAAGCGTTAATTCATCAATAACCTCATTGAAGTCCCTTGCTTTCCCATTGCCATCATATGCCGATACTCCTAGCGCTTCCAAAGCTTCCGCCGCACTAGATGTTGGTGTGTACAAATCTGCCATTGCACGATTTAAGGCAGTAGCAGCTTCTGATCCAGTCACGTTTTGTTCTGCAAGCCTAAGCAATGCAAGAGTTGTTCCCTCTGCTGTCTGACCGTAACTTGCAGCAGTCGCTGCGGAATCGGAAAGTGCTTCGCCCAATCCAGCCACATTCGTATTCGCAAGCGTTGCGCCTTTCGCAATCAAATCAGTGTAATACTGTGCATTATCCATGCTGTCACTGAATCCTTTGATTGCGCCTGTTGTATACGAAGCAGCATCTGCCAAGCTTAAACTTCCAGCAGCTGCAAGGTTTAACACGTCTCCAATTGCTGCGACTTGCTCTTCTGTGTTCAGACCTGACATTGCTAAGATGTTCAAGCCCTCCGCCGCCTCCGTCGCACTAAATGAGGTGGTAGACCCTAATTCTTTCGCCTTGTCAATCAATGCGGTAATTTCATCTTTGGATACTCCCATTGTAGCGGCTAATTGAGAAGTAGCCGTTTCAAAGTTACTACCTACTTCTATTGCGCCCTTCCCAAGTTCCACTACCTTATTGACCGCTTGTGTCATGAGGTTTCCAGACAAGACCGCTAATCCTGATTGAAATCCCGATGTATCTATCGCAGTATCAAATTTCAAAGAGCCATCATAGCCCATGTGATCACTTCCTTTCTTGTAATCACGCAGGCTCCAATGGCTCTATTTAAAGCGTTTTACTATCTCTATTTCTCTCTTGCATGTTCTGCATTTTACATAGATTCCATTGCAGATTGCATCGCTGTCTGCAATGCATAATTTGGTGTTACAATATGGGCAGTACACCCATTCCCTTTTTACTGATGGAATCTTTATTTCTTTTTTCATATTCATCCCTAAATGAAAGCATTTCCAATTTCAAAATCTGTCATTTCTTCACCCGGAAGCATGATTTCACGTTGAATTTTCAAGATTCTCTTTCGTTCTTTGGTGTCTTTTATCGTTGATGCGTCCAATCCACGATAATGAATTCTCGTTTTTATCTCCGTATCAGACGGCAGACCAGAAAACAATGCCCGAAACTTCCACCAATGCATGTAATCTATATCGGACAAGTCGATATGATAGCATTCAAGAAACGCTGAAAGGATATAGGGGTAATCGTATCTGAAAGAATACACCTTCTTTTGTGATTTCTTTTCTACTTCTGCATTTCCTCCCTGTTTGCTCGGCACTTCCAGTTCTTTCATTTTCGCAAAATCCAGTAACGCTTGTATTCCAGCATTCATATTTTGTGGCATCGTCTGAAATAACCGCAGCATATGATACACTTTTTCCCGTTCCGTAGCTTTTTCATCCAGAAATTTATCTATCATTTCGATGTATAATCGAAAATCCGTATAAATCGCCACCTTTTCCCCACCTGCATCAACTGCCGTGGGGTATGGCTCGTAAAATAGATTCATTATCTATTCCCTTTTCTCTTCGGTTGATTCAACGACAATGTTTGCTGGCGCAAATGGTTCATTTCTGACATTTGACGTTTCACAAACACGAGGAACGAATGATAGCATTTTTCCGCTTCTCTGACGTTTAGACGCTCTCCCATTAACTTCTTTCCTGTTCCCTCTTCAAAAAGATTGTCGAACAGTTCTAAGAACATTTCGCAATATGCCCTTGTCATTTCGGAGTGTGTTCCCGTCTTCGGAAGCTTTCCTTGCGTCACTTCCATTTGTACAAAAGCGTTCTCGTACGTTTCCAATGTGTCAACGTCTCCCATGTCGAATTCCAGTTCTACATTGTTATACTTCCATGTTTGGCTCATCGGCTCACCTCTTTATTGTCTTATTTCAGCGTTTCGCTGAACGTAATTGTTTGGTTGTCATCCGTAACTGTTGCGTATCCTTTGGTAACATCGCTCTTTGTCTTAAATGTACCTGTATAAACAAGAGCGTCGGTTCCATCTCCGTCCCCGTCTGGAACAACTGCCCAGCTTCTCTTTCTAGCCACATACGTACCAGCTTTATCTGCCACTTCATCGAATAAATCCACTACAACGATATCAACCGTAGCTTCCGTTCCTGTTAATTCGTCATCGTGAATTTCTGCAATTTTTGCATGTACTGGTGTGTTTGTATATCTATCGAAAGAGTAAGAGGTGGATGGCGCATAGCCTGTTACGTCTGTGTCCTCAGATTCTTTATCAATATACTGTCTGCTGTATTCCTTTGCGTTTTTACTGTTTGTAAGCGATGTGAAACCAGTCATGCGTGTATATGCTGGTGCCGCATCTGTTCCTGTATTCATAAACGCAAGTCTCTGCTGTCTTTTCACAAGTCTCTTTGCAGTATTTGTTGCCATAATTTTCAATTCCTTTCTTAGATAATTTGACTGTACAATAAACGACATTCGATTCTGTAGCGACCGTATGCGCCGTCTGTATCGTACAAGTACCCCTTGTTCAAGGTTTCCAGTTCGATGGATTCCTTGTTCCCTTCAAGTTTTGGTAGATTCTCCAATTGATTCTGTTCCTCTAACCATTCCTCGAATTTTTGACAAAATTCACTATTGTCAATGTTTACCCTTGCATCTTCGTCGTATAGCTCGTTGCTCGTAAAGGCGAACTGATATTGCTTCTTCAATCCACCGTCTAAATACTTCTTTACAACTGGATCGCAAGGAAGCGGGTCTATCGAATAGGACATTTCCTCTCCAATGTAATCCACTTTTACTTTTCCATTATTTAGGAGTGGGCATTTCTCCATGTATTTCTTAATTTCAGCTATCATGTAATCTGTTCCGCTCCTTTTAAAATCGAATCCTTGTCCCGATTCTTCATTCTTTCAAACCAGTATGATTTCGACTTGTGCTCGTAATATTGCCTACGTGCGTATGGTGTTCGCTGGACAATCAAACCGCTTCCGATGGTAGTTCCTCTCGTTGCTGATTTGATAAGATTCCCACTCAATCTAGGTGTGTCAGGTGCCATCCTACGAATACATTCACTGTCTATGTATTGTTGCTGCCGATTGAACTGTTCGGAACGGTTTTTGCCGAACCTGTCAGCCCACGTTATCTGCCCAACGCCACCTTCTAGCTTAATCTTCTTGTTTGCTGGCTGTGATATTTCGTGTGCCACTATACCGCCACCACCTTTACATGTGGGTTTAGTCCGTGAAAATTCTTTGTTACTTGCGTTACCTTGTGGAAAGGAACGTCTTTCAGGTCTTTCACTGTTGAAATCTCCAACTCACATATGCCGATTACGGCAATATCTCCGACCTTTACATCTAGATCCGTTCCGCAACGTGGGATTCGAATGGTAACCCCATTGTGTCCGCTTTGCTTTTCACCCGTTGTTTCGATAGTCTTTTTCACCTCATCAAAACACCATGCGTCCAAAATATAACGTTCCCACGATTCTTCTTTTCTCAGATACATCGTAACAAATGCATTCGTAATCACTCGCCAATCCCCCAGTCTAGTAAACCTGTACCGCTTAAAAACACCTTTATAGCACTGTAAATCTTTGCACTTAGAACGCTCTCTGTAGTTGTTCCACTTGTGCTTTCCGTCACGTAAGTAACGGAATAACCGTCTGTATTCTCAGAAACGATTTCTCGCCCATTGTGTGAAGATAATAAATCGCATGCAATACAAATTGCCCGTTTTACTTCATCCTCGTATTCGCTCGAATCAGACCGTCCAAACGTAAAAGTGCGAACATATGCCGCCGCCGTTATTACGTTCTTTTTGAATTCCGTTTCTGATAATTCGCCTAAAAAAGAGGTTTTGTAATAATCATAATCTGGATAATTATTCATTGGTTTTGACCTTCTTTTTCTTAGGAGACTCCGTTGCTGAAGTCTCCTTTACTGGCGTAGTCGGAACTTCTCTCCCGATTGTACGCATATTACACCTCCGAATTATTTGTGAGATACATAAAATCCTGCGGCTTTGTTTTTGTAGTAGTCTACAAGACCGTATTTTCTGTATTTCAAGATGTCTCCGTCAGCGTTTGGATTGAGCGCTGCTGGAATTACATCTTGCGCAATGTGCTTATCGAATTTGATAAGTGCTGGTTTGTGGATAATCATAAAGTTGATATCTGCACCAGCAGCAGCCTTTTTGTAATGTCCAGCCTCTTCTCCGCTAGATTTTCCATCCAACAAATCAATTGCTGTGTAAAATCTAGATTGTGGCACTTTCTTTGTAACACCGAAAGTAGCAAGTACTTCTCTGGATTTCGTTGTATCCAGTGCCATTACTGCGTTAAGCAATGTTGGTGTTGCGTAAAGAATACGCCCTTCCTCTGGCACTTCCAATTCATCCATTGTATTTTTCGCAACAATTAACGCTGCAAGGAACGCTTCTGCATCTGCAAGTGTTTCTTTCTTCATTGTGATTCCATCGAATCCACAGATTGTCGCAAATGTAAAAGCATCCGCCTCTGGTGCCACCTTTGTGCGTTGAAGCTCTGCTCCAGCACGTGTGAAGGCGATGTTCATGGTTTCTTCGTTGTCCATGGT